CTTTTCAAATTCCTTTAAATCTTCAGGCCCTAAAAAGATGTATCCTGATACCGACCGGTAATTAGTCTCCGCATACTTCTTGCATTTATCATCATTGACAATCTTACTAATGTTAGATAACATCTTTTGCCTCCATTCATCACAAAACTCTACCTCTACGTTCATCCAATCAGTACCATAATTATATTCTTTCGGATATCCGACCGATGTTACCTTTATACTATTCACGCCATATCCGTAAAGGCGTTCACTTACCTCATTCGCCCATTCCTGTACAAAAGGAATAAACTTATTGTAATAAGAATCAAAATCAAAATCCGATTCCTCCTCATATTCTGGCATCTCTTCATAATCCTGTTCAAAGAAATGACGAGGATCTGCTATTGTTTCGTAGAAACTTACGTTAATGAAACAAAACTCGTTAGTTGTCGTTTTTAATATCATAACTTTTTGTATTTACGTACATTTTTCTTGCCATAGAATCTACACATGGCACGAATCTGACTATAAAATACTTTTGTCCTCCTGGCCTCAAAGTATTTAAACATTTCTTCAT